ATTTGAACATAAACACACAAAGTAAGCCATGTGTTTATGGTGGTGCAACTAAATAAGTGTACACAAAATCATCCCCTGCACTGATAAGGTTCCTACCAGCACTTGCTACGTCAAGTTGTGAAAATATAACTTCTCTTGGTAAATCGTCAGGATTAAGATAACTAACAGTGGTTGCATCTGTTGGTACAAAAGGCAATGAAGAGTACCATGGTACTTGAAATTCATTCCAATTCCATTGACGTGGTACAGTCAATGCACAACCATTGCCAGCATCCAAACTACCTGACGGGTTTTGCATAACTACATATTGTTCTGTCCAATCATTGGAGTCTGCTTTGTATCTTGTTTTAAGCCTACGTGATCCTCTCCAATATTTGAAAATTAATGATAGTCTGTGAAAAGCCCCTAATAAGTCTTCTGATGGGTATGTGTTTTGTGGTCTGTCTAATGTATTGTCTACATATCGTTTTAACATATCGTTTAAACAAGTAATGTGCTCACCTGTTATTGCACCTGATTCATATGTCAAACGTGTCCCTTCTATTATTCCATCGAAGGGAGCTCTAAATCTTTCTTGTGGTATCATCTGTGCCTCAGCTTCCTCTGTCCACTCGTCTGAATCGATAAAATTATCCGAGTTTATATTGAAAGTGTCTTGATCAAATGTCACCATCTGGTTAAATACAAAATCTTCTCCTGCTGCCCTCCAAACAACTAATACTATGGAAGGGTCTGTGTCTATTGATAATCCTACTATGGGAGAAGATAATGTTACTGTTATAAGTGGTAGAAAATCATCCTGTGTCGTCGGTCTGTACATAGTTTTCCATAGATAGGGCACTGCTAATTCTACCACAGTGTCTCCTTTGATATCTACCAATCGTGATACTACATCACCATCATTTGCGTCCGTGAGCGGATTCGAATTGTATCTTACTGATATCCTAACTCTAGCTGTAATAAATGTTGATGTATAAAAACAAAACATATACTTGAATGATCCTCTCCAATATGTGAAAAACCGTGACATAAATGCCACGTAATCATCATTAGCTGGTGTTGGTCGAGGTACTACTGCGGATCCCCAAGTTGGTAATGCATTTGTAAATGTGTGTGCTCCATGTATCATTGGTGTACTTATAACTCTATCTATTGTCATTGAACCAGACATAACATTCTCTCCTGCTAAATACAAATCCATTGATAATGGTGTTACTGGTAAAAGAGAAAGAGGGTTTGAATTGTCTAATCCGGAACCAAGTGAAAGATCATTTGAAAAACTTGGTACCATTTTTGATGTTGTTCCTAAACTTGTTGGTTTATCTAAAATGCTTAATGCTTTGAGTACCGGCATAACTGCGTTTTCTATTACTCCTCCAATCATTGGTATACTCTCAAACAGTGATGCTACTGTAGAAGTTGCTTTAGTTGCTGACTCAACTACTCCAGAAGCTGTTTTCTTTGCTGCTTCGTATTCCATTGATCTTTTTGATTTCGCGTAATCTGCTGTGTTTCTAGATGGTACTGATGGTGCTGGCACTTTACCATTTGGTACTGTTCTTGGGTTTCTTCCTTCTGCTTTTTGTCTCATTTTCATCCTATTATAAACAACATTACCAGACTGTCCAATGTAACCAGTAACAACTGGATCTACAAAACTAGCATACACTTGTACTTTTACTGTATCTGTTACGTCTGGTGATGCTCTTAATAATGTTGTTAGTGGTGTTAAAAACAATCTACATATCTGATTGTTATTATTGCTTGTTTCCCAAAAACTATATGGGTTCAAGTATGGTATTACGTGCATAGCCATACCTTGATCTGCTGCTGATATAATAATAGGTCTATTAGCTGACTGTTGTCTGATGTCTGCTGCATAAGTTGTTGAGTTGTGGTTAGGTAGCCAAGAAACCATATATGCCCCATAATGATACTGGGTTGTAAGTAACTTAACTGAAACTGTTATAGCTGATCTCATAAATCTGTAATCTTTAATTTTATCTGCTATTTGCGGTATAACTGTCAATGATGCTGGAAAATCAACTATGTTAGTTCCTGTTATTGGTCCCCAACTAAATTCTGCCACTTTGTATGTTCTTTGTAACACTTCTTTCGGTGTTTGGTCAGGATATGGATTCAAAATATTCTCAAAATAAGAATCTTCTATGTTGTCATCCACTTCAGCTACTGGTCCTGCTGCTTGATACTTTGTTATCTCTATTTGTTTGTCAACCAATTCAGTATCGTTAAAAGGTTGATTCAATTTCTGTTCTGCTGTTTTAATTTCGGCAAACTGTGTCTCAATAATCAACTACCCGTTCACGGTGTTGATCTGTAAAATGGGTCTATACGATGCCCGCAGACCTACCTTCCTAAAGACCCAAAGGTAGTCTATGCATGTGCAAAGGGTTAAACATTCTCCGTCGGCTTTGTATGGGTATGCTCCCTTTTCAAAGTTTAATTTACTGGGAGATCTAGAATATACTTATCATACACCTTTTGGTACGTAGGCATATAAAAAGTTTTAAACTTTGATCCAGATCTCTTAAGCAATATGTCCATTCGTGGTTTCAACATTGAGTACATCTCGTGATAAAACTTCTCACCATGATAAAATGATTCTTGCATGGCGGATTCACATGATTGTCTCAAAGCCTCCAATTGCTCCAATTGTGTTCCTTTCCTTTCCTTCCATAAAAAAGAAGAATAAATACTTTCCTTGTCTATTGCTGGCATCACCATAGTCTTATCATCCACGGTATGTAATATAAACTTCCTTTTTAAAAATTCCAAATCATCCAAAGATATAAAGGGTTCCGTAACTTCATTTTTAGCTGAAGTTGTATAATCTAAGGAAAAATACCTCCCAAAAAATTCTCTCAGTGACAACATGTTAAACCACGCTCGAACTGCTTCATGTACTGATCCTCCTGAATCATCGCCATAAATTGCTAAACTAACAAATTCATCGAAGGTCCACCGCAAATCCAACGGTGCCATGCATGCATATGCTGTTCTATGATACATTGAATTAAGTATCGAATTCAATATAGAAGTTAAAGCATGACCAGAACTTCCT